AAACATTTGGCACGATAATGTTAAGTTTGCATCACTTATTATGGATCCAAATTCTATTGTAGATACTGATTATTATTATGAAGAACTATACTCAGAAGATGACAATTGGATAACATTTCCTTGGGAAACATGAAACACCATATACCAAAAAAATTAAATCAACAAACACACTTATTAGAATATTTCGCTGGAACTTATGGTGATTACTTATCTGGTATAATTTCTTACTCTGTTAAAGGTTATTATGATAACTATGCCACTATGGATGAACATGATAGATATTGGGAAACAGATAAAGCAATAGTAAGAAGAAATAGATATGCGTTAGGCCTAAGAGGAAACGGATATGAACATGTTGAAAACTATACAGACTATATGCTATCGCATAAAATATGGTTAGATTTTCAACCTCATTTTGATTCACTTTCACCAACTAAGGTATTGTTTAATACACATCCTAGATTGATACTAGATTCACCTTATGATAACCCTGAAATCTATAGAACAATAACGAATAAATTTAATAGTACACATACCAAGTTTCTGTCTATTTCTTTAGATTTTAATTCTATGTTTAAAGTTGCATGTAATGAATATTATACTAGTAGGATGCACGAAGAAGACGATGATGCTCTCAGGGCGTTTTATGGCGTCTTCAAGGCGCAAGTAGACAAGCAAAAGGGTGCGTTAATATGTATCCCAAAAGATAAACTTTTCGTAGTAAATGATATTGATAATTTATCACCTAAAGATATATCTATATACGGTGATGTTGATAGAGAAAGATTTATACATTACCAAGATTTATATAATCTGCATAAAATGGATTTATTGAATTGGTATACTCAACGTTTACTAAAGAAGACACGTATTAGCAGACCAGATTTTATAAAGAGTCTGGAATATTATATATAAAATCTTTAAGTATTTTTCTATCTACATACGGTCTTATGTTATGATTTTGATGGTCTGATATCTTATAATCGATTTCTGTAACACACAAATTTTCAAAATCAAACTGTTTTACATAATCTGTAAACCCACTGTAATCGGTATCATATTTTCCATATAGGTAATCTACTTTTATATTAGGATATCCGCCTAGATATCTATATGGGTCTAGTGTCTTATTATTAATATCTAACTTTTTAAACCCCCAACATTTTACTAAATGCATCATTGCAACATCTAACATTATTAAGTTTTGGTCCTTAAGATGTTCTGGTCTATTATGCCATTTCATATATGATTTAATCCAAGGAGAATGCTCCCATGAATATGTTGTTTGTCCGCCTGTAGTTAGTACATTTGTTACAATATCACTTAATTCATATGCTATACTTACGGCACTACCGGCATGTTTTGAATCTGCATATATTATAACATGTCTGTATTTCTTTTTGATAAACTCTCTTATTTGATTACACATTTTTTCTTGTGTATTATTTTTATCACTACATCCTAACACCATTGCACTAGGGTATAAAGATTCAGGAAACCGTAATGGATCCTCATTTACAATTAATAAATCTGTATCGAGGTTATATATTTTATCACTCACATTTGTTAATGAACTTGTAAGTCTGCCATCATGTCCGGCATAGCTTGTTAGATTGATAATAAGTTTATCGAAGTCTTTGTCTGTTTTCTTCCAGCACATTGTAAAGTCTTCACTCACATTTTCGTACTTATCATCATCATATCTATATACTTTTTTAGAGTTTGAATGCCAACTTCCTGTTAGCGCCTTTTCAAGCCATAGTTCTTCTACCTCTTTTCTATATATTTTGGTATAAATATCACTACTTTCTATATTGCGTAAATTTAGATATTTTATATACAATATCTTTTCATGCAAGAAGTGAAGGTCTATTTCATTATTTAAATCGATATCTAAATCTAATAACTTAATTTTCATTGTAAACTTTCATAATATTATATACGTATTTATCTATTGACAAATCGTATATAATCGTATATAATCAGATATATATCTAGGAGAAATGCCTATGGCAGAATATGGCGAACTTATGCGACATTCTAATGTCAAGAAACGACTTGAAAGACTTAGAAAATTGCAGAATAAAGTAAAGAACTTAAGAAGGTTCCATAGTGATTTTGAAAACAAAGAGTTTTTAGAATGGACTGCTATGTCTCATGATGATATAAATTATGATAAATTATTAGTTGAAGGTGCTGGACACGTGACACAATTAGTAGATTGGTGCAATACGCATTGCAAGGATTTTTATGTTGCTTATCAAGGAAAATTGTATTTTAAAAATGATACTGATGCGGCATACTTTACAATGGTATGGAAATAGTGTATACTAAAAATATGAATAAGGTAGAAACAGATATAGATATTGATGTAATTGACCGTGACACAGTCCTTACACATTTTCGACACATAACGGCTAGTATCAAAAAAGGTGATAACTGGACAAAGCATAATAGTGGTGTATATCTACAACCTATTCCATATGATCCTATTTCTGGGTTATCTAGTTTAGAATATAAAGAAGCTGAAAAACGTGGATATTTTAAGTTAGATTTTCTTAACAATAGTTTGTATGATGGTATACGTGATGAAGCACACCTTGACAGTCTTATTGATAAGGAGCCTTTGTGGGATTTGTTACAACATGCGGATGTTGTTAAGAACTTAGCACACGTTCATAATCATATAGATGTTTTAAAAGTGATGAAGCCTCAAACTATAATGGAACTAGCAGAAGTTCTAGCTGTAATTAGACCCGCTAAGAGGCACTTGCTCAACGAAAGTAAGTCCAAGATTTCTGAATTAGTTTGGCAAAAGCCAGAAGATGGTACTTACTATTTTAAAAAAGCACATGCGATTGCATATGCAGTAAGTATTGTGGTTCAGCTTAATCTATTTTGCGAACAAGTTGAACAGAACGCCTCTTAATACGTTTCTGTATAATATTTGACAAGCTAGTTTCTGGTCCCCACAAAACAGTAACGTCTTTTGAATTACAATTTAAAATCCAATTCTTGTAAGTTGCAATTTGAGTGCCTAAAAATAAATTAATCGGCATAAGTCTATTTGACTCCCACCACCATTGTTCTCCTAATTCTACGAACTTCTTTCTTAATTCAGGTGTTGGTATCGCCTCGAAATTGTACATCGAAGTTATGACCTGGTCTGAATTTATAATTATTCCAAGATACTCTTTATATTCTTTTTTATTTCCATATCGTACATATGAGAAAAAAGGATAATTTTCTTGCATCCATTGTTGTTTTTCATTGTCCATCACATATATTTAGCAAAGTTAGGAAAATGACTTCTGGGTGATAAATACATACATGATGAACTTTAACCTGTTTCAATACGATAGAGATATAGAAATTACTTGTGCAGATGGTAACAACACAGGTAATATGACAACTTACCTGAGGAATATGCCAATGTATGATGGACAACACAAACTACATAAGGGTATTGATAATACTCTTAGATTTACGATAAAAGATACCGATAGAAAATCTATCGACTTAACTAATAAAACTATAATATGGAAAATGTACGATAGAGAATCGAGAGAGAACGTACTATTCAAATACCTTACAGTTACCAATGCTACCAAAGGTATGGCATCCTTAGTTATACATACAGCGGATACGATTATGCTACCTCAGGGCTATTATCAATTTGCTATGTACACAGTAGAGAATGGCGTAGAACAAATTATATATACCGATACTTACGATAATGCTAAAGGCGTTATTGAAGTAGTGGATGATGTATATCCAGAATTTGTTGACTCACAGGAATCTGAAATATTTTTTAATGATGGCTCTTACTTTATTTCAACTGCTTTTGATGGCTCATCCAAAACATCAAAATCAAAATCAATTCATACTATAGCCTTATATTTTGACAATTTTTCTGGAACTGTTAATTTACAAGGCGATTTAAGTGAACAACCTAGTTCGGCACAAACAGATTGGTTTAATATCAATCCAAAGCTATTTTCAAATCCAGATATCACGGTTAATAATGAGACTGGCGTACAAGCATATGTACTTGAAGCAAACGTAAATTGGATAAGAATTCGTTACACTGCGACTAACGGATCCATAAAAAAAGTTCTATTAAGAAACTAATAATCACTTGACTTTCTGGTCCTAGTTTGTTATTATACTAGTATGGACCTTCAACAAGTAATATTCACACATATCCCTGGAAAGAACAGACAATCTAGTGGCGGCTGGACTAGTTTCAACTGCCCATGTTGTATCGAGGAAGGCGAATCTCGATTGGATAACAGAATGCGTGGGGGTATTCGTAGCGACGGTGATTCCATATCATACCACTGTTTTAACTGTGGATTCACTGCAAGCCATCGTCACGGTAGAATACTGAATAAGAAATTTCTAAAACTCATGCGTAATATGAATGTTTCTGAAAGCGAGATTAAGCGTTTACAGTTAGAAGCAATCCGTCAGAAAGAATTGTCTGAAGGTCCATACCTATTCACTTCAAAGACACAAGTTACACGGGTGCCAAGTTTCCCTGACTGCATTCTGCCAGAAGGCTCAGAAGATTTAGAAGTTTTATTAGCAAAAGATAATCCTCCCGAAGGTGCCATCTATGCAGTTAAATATTTAATTGATAGAGGAGTATACGATGATATAGATAATTGTTATTGGTCTCCTGATAAATTATTTAAGAATAGAGTTATATTTCCCTTTTATCAAGGAGATAGAATAGTTGGATATACTGGTCGTGACATAACAGGAAAGTCAACGTCTAAATACATGACAAAAGCACCTAAAAAGTTTTTGCATAATGTAGACAAGGTAAAATCTAATAATAAATACTTAATCGTATGTGAAGGTATAATTGATGCACTTGCATTAGATTGTATTGCGATTACAAGTAATGAGGCTTCACAAGACCAAATTGATTATATTAATCAGTTTAAAGGAGAAGTGATTGTTTGTCCTGATAGAGATAAAGCAGGAGAGAAATTAATCAAACAAGCACAAGAAAATGGTTGGAGTGTATCTTTCCCTATGTGGGAAGATGATATAAAAGATGCCGCAGATGCAATTCAACGTTATGGAAAACTATATGCCCTACAAAGTATTATAGATGCACGTATAAGTAACAACACTAAGATAAGTGTGAAAATGAGAATAGGATAAACTAAACTATGAAAAAATTAAAGAGTACAGTAATACCAGAACCTAAAGAACAACCGGCACCACCCCCACCCCCTCCGATGCCGACACCTCCTGTCCCACCTAAACAGCCGGGAGAATTCTTAAGAGAAAATGGTGTACTATTTATGGATAAAGAATTTAACCAAGACAACTGTATGCCTCTTGTGAAAATGATTGTTGAATATAACTTGATGCCAAAAGATAAAGCACCAGAAGTTATTCACTTGTATATCAATTCACCAGGTGGTTATGTAGATAGTTGTATGCATCTAATCGATACAATTAAACAATCACGTATTCCAGTATATACATATGGAATGGGTTCTATTGCAAGTTGTGGTGTTATGCTAATGATGAGTGGTGTTAAAGGACATCGTTATCTTACACAAAATACCGCAGTCATGTCACATGAATTTTCAGGTGGCACAAAAGGACAATACCATGATATGGTTGAAAGTCGTAAACACATGGACTGGACTAATGAGAAACTAATGGAACATTACCTTAAGTGTACAGGAAAAACTAAAACGTACATTCGTAAACATATGTTAGCACCCAAAACAGACCACTGGTTAACTCCGGAGGAGGCAGTTAAGCATGGTATTGCGGATGAAGTGATTGCTACTTACTAGCATATTTCTGTTGACTTTTTATTAGAAAAGTGCTATTCTACTATTATAATAATAACAATTTGTAAAGGTGGTACACATGAAAATTATTGCAGGCAATAGTAATATTGAACTAGCAGAGAAGATAGCTGAACATTGTTTTACTGATATTGTTCCAGCCGAAATTAAAACATTTGCTGATGGTGAGTGTTCTGTAGAATTTCATGAAAATATTCGAGGCGAAGATGTGTTTATTGTACAAAGCACAAGCACACCAGTTAATGATAATTTAATGGAACTTATGATTATGATTGATGCGGCTAAGCGTAGTAGTGCTAGGCGTATCACCGCAGTAATCCCTTATTTTGGTTATGCTAGACAAGATAGAAAGAGTGCTAGTCGCACTCCTATTACAGCTAAACTTGTTGCAAACTTGTTGACAGAAGCAGGTGCAGATAGAATACTTACAATGGATTTACACGCAGGCCAAATTCAAGGCTTCTTTGATATTCCCGTAGATGATTTAACAAGTCGTATTGCATTTGCAAAAGATATTGAACGAAATGTTGACACTACTGAAGGATGTGTATTTGTTTCACCCGATGCTGGTGGTACTGTACGTGCTAGAAAATTTGCTGATATGTTTCACGGAGACATTGCGATTGTTGACAAGCGTAGACCTAAAGCAGGTGTAAGCGAAGTAATGAATATTATTGGTGAAGTTAACGGACAACATGCTATTTTAGTAGATGATATTGTTGACAGTGGCGGAACATTGTGCAATGCCGCACAGGCAATTATGGATGCTGGCGCCCTAAGTGTACGAGCATATATTACACACGGAGTTCTTACAGGAGAAGCATGTGAGAAAGTAGAAGCTAGTGTGTTAGAAGAATTAGTAGTAACTGATAGCATTTCTAATCGTTGCCCTAAAACTTGCAAGAAGACACGACAAGCCAGTGTTTCAAAATTATTTGGTGAAGCAATTCGTAGAGTTAGTAATGAAGAAAGTGTAAGTAGTTTATTTAAATCGAGACTGAATTCGTGATACCATTAGTGCCAAACGGATGCACCCATCGTGCAATAACATATCACGGTGGTGCATGTGGTGACTTTATTAGGCTTCTACTAACAGTAGGAGATCCTAATGTTGATTTGGTAAGAATTACAGATGATAACAAATTTTCAATTTATGTCAATACGAAGGATATATGGTTTGAGGACTTTTGTCATATTGATGATGTAGGAGCAATCAGACCAATTAAGATGTGCAATCATATTGCTGATTTTTCCAGAACATTTTGCAATGAGATACATAAGCCGGGTAGTATAAAACAATATATCAATATGATTGATGTACATTCGTATAAATTAAATATGGTTCCATCTGACAGATGGTCTTTACAATCATCTATTACGACATTCCATGATGGATTTTATATAATTGATAAGTTTGGTGGACTAAAGGAATATCAGGCACTATCTAAGTATTATAAAATTAATGAAACTTTGTTTATTTGTATTAATACACAAAAGAGTTTGGATATTCTTAATAGTAATAAATTACGTAAAAATAAGTCAGATGTACCATTTAATTTAAGTAAACATGTGAATGAGTCTCATATTATATCTAAAGAAAAACGTAAGGAAGATAAGGTTCTTGAATTAGAATACATATATGATAAAGAAAAGTTAAGAAAATTTCTTACAGATAATTATGAATGGGAAGATAAGAATTTTGATAGGGTGTACGATTGTTACATGAAAGAGCAGAAAACAGTTGACATTAATACTGAGAGAGAGTAGAATATACATATGGCTGATATAAAAGATTATAGCGTAGATTTACAAAAACTATTTGTTCAATTTATGATAAGCGATCCTGAACTTTATTCACGGGTACGTGCTATTGTTGAACCTAAATTTTTTGATAGAAATCTAAGAAAAGTTGTTGAAACTTTAGTTGAGCATAGCGAAGAATACTCGACTGTACCAACTCCTGCTATAATTAAAGCACAGACAGGGCAAGAAATTGAATTAATAGATAATATTGAACAACACACAGATTGGTTTATTGATGAGTTTGAAACATTTAGTAGACATAAAGCGATTGAACGTGCAATTATTGATAGTGCAGATTTACTTGAACAAGGTCAATATGGTGAAGTAGAACTTAGAATTAAAGAAGCAGTGCAGACTGGTCTTGCCCGTTCATTGGGTACAGATTATTATGCAGATCCTAGAAGCGTACTTGAAGGTCTCAAAGATAACAATGGGCAAATGACTACTGGTTGGAAGGTGCTTGATGACAAATTATATGGTGGCATCAACCGAGGCGAGATAACTATTTTTGCAGGTGGTTCAGGTGCAGGTAAATCTTTGTTCATGCAGAACATGAGTTTGAATTGGGCAGAAGCAGGATTGAACTGTGTTTACATAACACTGGAACTTTCGGAAGCATTGTCAAGTATGCGTATGTATGCGATGCAAACAGATAGAAGTACAAAACGTATCTTTAAAGAATTAGATGATGTAGAACTTCAAGTTAGAACTAAAAGTAAGAAGTCAGGCATGTTAAGAGTTAAGTATATGCCTTCTGGTTCTACAATTAATGATGTAAGGTCATACATCAAAGAACTGCAAATACAGACAGGCAAATCTATAGATTGTATGTGTATTGACTACTTAGATTTGTTAATGCCTGCAACAAAGAAAGTATCAGCAAGTGATTTGTTTATCAAAGACAAATATGTTACAGAAGAAATTCGTAACTTTGCTATGGAAACTCAAACAGTTATGGTTACTGCATCACAGTTAAATAGAAGTGCGGTAGAAGAAATCGAATTTGACCATTCTCATATTGCAGGTGGTATATCTAAAATTCAAACAGCGGATAACGTTATTGGTATTTTTACAAGTCACACAATGCGTGAGCGTGGACAATATCAGTTGCAGTTATTAAAAACTCGTTCATCTAGTGGTGTAGGAAGTAAAGTTAATCTAGTTTTTGATAGAGATAGCTTAAGAATTTCAGATGATACATCAGAAGATGATGGACAAACATCATCAAGTGCTACAGACTTGATGGAAAATTTACGTAAGAAAACTACAGTAAATACACAAGAAACGCAAACAGAAGAAAAAACGGATGTTGCAATGAATCTGAGAGCAATGGTAAAGACCAAGACACGTTCTCCTTTTGATGAAAACTGATAAATACAGTTAGAACGGAGAAATATCATGGATAAACCTCGTAGAAGCCTATTTGATGAATTAAATTCTTTAGCTTTTGATAAAGAAAAAGAACGTTTGGTTGAGCAAAAAGGCGAACATATCATATCTGGTGCTATAAATCTTATTGAATTTATTAGCAGAGAGTTTGATGAGGATACTGCAAATGACTTGACCAAGCGTCTAGTTAATAGTATTAGGTCACAAGACCCTAGGAAGTTTAAACGTGGAATAAAAAGTGTCAAGGCTAAAACATAGATGGATTTTGAAGAACAGTTAAATCAATTAAGAAAACTTGCAGGTATATACAAACCATACCAACAGCAAGCCACCCAAGAAAACATATCTTATTCGGGTACTGAAAAATCTCAATATATGAAAAAGCATGATGTTAAGCCAGGAACAGATGAATGGTTTAAATTATGGTTTGCTAGACCACATCTAACAGGCGAAAGCCCGTATGGGGATAAGAAATGAAAATAAGAGAGATTACATTAAGCAAAGGCAGAGAACGTAGGTTTAGAGGACCACGCAAACCTCGTCTTAAGCAAGTAGGCTTTCATAATAAAATGAAAGGTCTGCTAGATTCTGAATTACAGGAAGATAAGAATACGCACTTAGACCACGCAGAAGAACTTGTGTTTATGCATGGTACGTCTGGATTAAAAAGAGTCGTAGACACTTTCACTAAATTATTAAGTACACTTGATGGACAAGGTGGCGGAGACGCTATCACTACGAAATGGGATGGTTCTCCGGCAGTATTTTGCGGAACAGATCCATCAGATGGACAATTCTTTGTAGGCACAAAAGGCGTATTTGCAAAAACACCAAAATTAAATAAATCACAAGCTGACATTGAAAACAATCACCAAGATACTACTAAGAACGGTGAAGAAGTAAGTAAAGCAGGTTTGAGAAATAAGCTATCGGCATCATTAGAGTACCTAAAAGACTTAGGTATTGAGGGTGTTATACAAGGTGACTTATTGTTTACTAAAGGTGATTTGAAAACTGTTAATATAGATGGCAAATCTCATATTGCATTTAAACCAAATACAATCACATACGTTGTACCAGCAGATAGCAAAACAGCAAAAGAAATGCAGTCGGCTGAAATAGGAATTGTGTTTCATACAAGTTATGCAGGCGATAGTCTAGCAGACATGAAAGCATCATTTGGTTATGATTCAAGTAAACTTAAGTCTTCATCTAAAGTTTGGTTTACTGATGCACGTATTAAAGATGTATCAGGACAGGTACAACTAAAGCAAGAAAATGTTGCAAAGATTAAACAAGCAATTAAAGAATTATCTTCAATGAAAATTGATGCAGATACTTTCAAAGCAATTAATCAAAAGATAGGGTCTATTGACTTAGTACAAGCTATTAAGGCACACGCAAACTTACCAATACGTTCTGGACAAGCATTAGAATCAGATGTAACTAAATTTGTTAAAGAGTTTTTACAGGGTTTAAATAATAAATTAGATAAAGAAATTAGCGGTTTAGCTACAGGACCTGAAGGCAAAGCAGGACAGGCTAGATTACAAACAAAAGATGCGTTAGCTAATATCATAAATACATACGAGACACAAATTGCAGAAATGTATCGTGCATATCTTAAAGTTGAAGCAGTAAAAATGATGTTTCAGCAAAAGATGAAGAACATTAAAGCAATAGACAGTTTCATTGAACAACCAGACGGTTCATTTAAAGTCACAGATCCAGAAGGATTTGTTATTGTTGACCATGTTGGTAGAGCAATGAAGATTGTAGATAGATTAGAGTTTAGTGCGGCAAATTTCGCACCAAGGGATTAGTTAGATGTTAAGTAAGAAATGTAAATTACACTTAGAAGAAGTAGGCGAAACACGCTGGGAACATTTTAAACATGCAATGTGGGTTTCGTGGCAACTAGAAAAGGCCGCATATGCGTGTATGATACATGCGTTTGCTCCAAGATGGTTTACAACTTATGCTAGTGATAAATGCAGTCAAGTATTGCAATCGAGGAATACAAAATGATGGAACAATATAAAGGCAAATTACAATTAGTTAATACGTTCACAGAAAGTAGACTGTTTAGAACAAAACAAAATCAGAATAAAACAAATGTAGATGATGCGGCAGAGTTAACATTTGCATATATGATGATTTTAAATATGTTTAATAAAGACTATGAGTTTGCACCATTGGCATCAGAATATGCTGGGAGAACAATCGCATACCGTAATTTCGATTACTTTAGAACAAGCGGTACTGACTTGTATATCATGCTTAATCGTATAATAGGTAAAGAAGTTAGTGCAGATGATGAACGTGATGAAATAGCACTAAAGCGTATTAATTTAAAAAGACAAGAAGTTATAAGATATCTAGGTCATATATCAGCAAGTAAATCAGAACCTGGATTTGAACAAAGAATGCTGTTAAGATTTCAGCGTGATTTGAATATACAAGATGGAATGCTTAAATCTATGAGAAGACTTGTAGGTGATTGGGATAATCTAAATCAAAATCAGAAAGCATTAGTAACAACCAGAATGATGCAATATCTACGTAGAAAAGCAATGCGTAGTGAGTTATTTCCAGCATTACAGAAGTTCCAGAAGCGTGGAAATTATGTTGTAAATGACGAAAAAGACACCAAAAAGAAGATTTGGGACAGTCCAATTACTAAGGCCGCGGCGGCTGTAGGCGTAATATACGGTGCAGGCAAGCTAGGAAAAGCAATGGGCAAGACATCTTATCAAACTGGAAGAAATATTGGTGGGAAATACGGATCCAGAGGTAAATAAAACCCACTTTTTTGCAAAAAAAGATAAATAAAAGCATAGGGCACTACAATTTTATAATGCCCGAGGAAATAGTTATTTAGGAGAACTAAAATGGCAAAAGTACATGAAACATATTCAGCAGGTCAATTCCTTACTGGTAACTTAAATCACTTCACAGTGACTAAGACTGGTATGGCGGCAGGCGACATGAAAGCAATTATCGAAGGCACAGGAACACGTGCTACAGTAGTACTAGTTGGTGCTATCGATGGTAACGATGTAAGAATCGCAGTAGAAAACAACGGCGCATGGGATGCCGCTGGTTTAGACGCGGCTCTAGGTGCTGATTTCTCAGTAGCCGACTTCGATTACTAAGTTATTACCCCCCTGGACTTTAAGTCCAACCCACACTTTACGTGTAATTAAAAGGCCCTCTTTAAGAGGGTCTTTTTTTTGCCTTTTATTTACCTTATAAAATGATAAATACATATAACAAGAATATAAATTTATATTTGGAGAAAAAATATGGCAAGAATACATGGAGCCGCAAGTGCTGGTGAAAACTTATCAGGCAATATCAACTTTTACACATTGTATGTAAAAGGATTAGACATTACATCAACCGGTGATGTTTCGGACCAGTCACAGCAAAATTTTGATGACATAGTTAACTTAGTTTCATTAGTTGCACAACCTATCATTATGAATAACCCTTTATCAGTGTCACTAGATGGACTAGCTCCATCGTTAACGGGCGCTGGTATGCTATTTAAGTTTGCAGTAGAGCATGGTAAAGTATTTGAAAGAAATGGCGATACCACTTCTATATTAAAAGAACTTACTGAGGGCATTACCATTGACGGTGTTTCTTTGCAAGAAGGCGTTAATATAGAATATGTAATGTCAGACATTCTATAATGGAATGGGCATCATTAATTGACGACAGAGTACAAACAACAACTTGGGATATGGATCAGGTTGTTGATAAAAGCGTTGTCGAAGAAATAATGGACGAAGTTCATAGGCGTTCAGCTTCAAAACAAAATGTAGTAAGATACGAAATCAATATATTTGATTGGTCAGATACAGAATTTAGAAATCATTTCAATAATTTTTGTCAACGTGACCCAAGAACACCAAATGCACAATATAACACACAAGTATTAGCACCGTACCTTTTAGTATTTACTAGAAGAAAAGATGCACCTTGGAATAGAGAAGGTGATCCTTCTCATACTATTGATTTACAGACACAAGTGTACAATAGACATATGATAACTGCAATGGAAATAGGAATTGCATCTACTAATATTATGCTTTCAGCGAAAACTAAAGGATTGGACAGTGGATTTTGTAATTGTATGGATTGGGAATACGAGCATTTGGATAAGATTAAAGAAAAATTAAACATAGACGATATGAAAGACCTCTATGTTGCTGTTGGACTAGGAGTTGGTTCTACTAGTACTAGAAAAACATATAATCCTCATACAAAAGAAATGAATATGTCATATACTGATGTTGGAAATATGTGGAAAAATGAACCTAAACCAGAAAAGCAAAAATACATTAAATTCGCATAAAAAATTTCTGAATTAAAATGATAAATACAATCAACGGGATAACACTTTCCCTAGATTTGGAGTTTTATTATGGCAGGAATTGATAGCAAGTTGGCGCAGTTAGAAGCAGAAAGTTTAGAAACTCATGTAGCTGTTGCCCATGAAAGATTCAAAAACCTTGACACAAGTATTGTTAGATTAGAAGGTCTTATTGAGAAAAATGCCTCTGAAACTAAAGAAGGTATTTCTGAACTTAAAAAGATTATTATCTGGGCAAGTTCTACATTATTTGCTACAATGTTGTTAGCGTTATTAACATCTGTATTTGGCAGTGCGGTAGGTATATAATGCAAGTATTTGAAGTTCTCCAACCAGTAGAAGAAGCCAAACTAGTTTATGCTAGAAAAGGCAGACAAATTGTACGTAAGTACAGATGTTCATCTGGTAGATTAAAAGGTAAAACTGTATCAACTCCGACGGCTTGTTTTAAGCCAGTTGATATTAAAAAGAGATTTACTCTTGCTAGGACAAAAGCAAAACTAGGATCAAGGTTGAAACGAAAAGCGGCTATGACAAGAAGAATGAATCCTGCAAGTAGACGTTTAAAAACGTTGAATAAAAGGTAAGAGGTACTATTATGAATTTAAAAGAAGAAATACAAAAATCAATGAGAACTGAAAGCATCGATGACAAAATTGCAGATATTGCCGATTTGGTTGGAGAGAAAGAAGAAGTAGTTCGTGACAGATTGAAGACTTTAGATTTTAAACAGTATATAGAACTTGTCAAGGCTGTTAGAAACACAGAAATGGAAACAGCAAGAGAAATTTTAGGTCTTGGAGTGAATGAAGAATTTGTAGATAATGCAAAGTACGGAATTGTACGCTACCCAGATACGGCAATTTCATATATTAAGAATGATGGCAATGGCTGGGAACACATCTACGACAAGTCATATGGGTTTAAAGGTCCTGTAGATAAAGAAGACTTGAAATATGCTAAGAAAATTGAGAAAGAAAAGATTCCATCACGTATGTTTAAAGAACAGTATTCAGCTGGTGGAACCCAGTCTCCTGGCGAAATGAGAGCATCAAAGGCCGCATCAGCGGGCGCTACAGCACAGGCACCAACAGCGGCAGATAAAACTAAAAAAGCACAAGCGATGCAACGATTAGGAAAAGATAATTTAGGCGGAGCAACTGCACAACAGGCGGCAGATGCAGTCACGCAGGCAGGACAAGGAAAAGCACTAACGCCAATACAGCGTAAAGCAATGGCACAACAAGCATCATCGGTTGATGCTTTAGCGGCGGATCCTAGAACTGCAACACAATTTAGAAATCTATTAAATAAACTGAACAAGTAATTTTAGGGGTATTGAATGAGATTAACAGAAGTTTTAGGTGGATTATACGTAATGATTAATGAGGAAGAGAGCGATTTAATTGCTAAATATTTCTCAGAAAATGAATATGTCAATGAAACACAATTATCTGAAAGAGAACAGATAATTGCAGAAAGACTGTCACACAAAGGTGTTCTTGTGCCTTCATTAAGAGGGTATAGGACTGTATAACGGAGGAAGTAATGACTGGACCAAGTAGAGCAGATGTAGGTGCAATGGCGAATCTTCTTAAAGCTATGAATGGCGATAAGAGTGGATTAAAAGCACAAACAGAAGCACAACAATCTCAGGGTGGGAACGAGATAGTGGATGTAAGTCCCGGTATAAAAACTGCGGACATCAAAGCCATGGAAAATATTATGAGAAATTTCCAAGGTGCTACGGCAAACGTTGCAAAAAAAGTTGCAACTACAATTAATGAATCTAAAAAAACACCAAAAGGTGTACAAGTAGGTATATATTCTGTTGAAAAAACAGACGATAAGGCCTTTAATATTGTTGATAGTAGAACAAATGACACGCTGTTTGAAGATTTAAGAGCGTATGAAACAGCATATATTTTAGTACATCATTTGAATGAAGGCAGAAAGATTAACTCACAAGAGATAACAAAAGTTATTTCAACCAATGCAGTATTCGAAAAATTCTATTATGATGCATTACAGCATAAAAATACATACAAGTTAGCAAAGAAGCGTAACGATTTTGGTAAGATGGACATAGCAGAGGCTCGATTTAGTAGAGCGAAAGCAGAAGCCTGGAATGCTAAAAAGCACGTTAATGAGTTGTATGAAGCTATTAAAACACAAAAACCACTAATTTAATTTAAAAAGATAAATACATAATATAAACATATTATGTAATGGGGCAATTACCATGAGAAGTACAAACTTTTTTAAGACAGATACAATAATGATATCGTCAAAACTAAATGAGTATCTCAAGTCAAACTTCAATTATTCAGTTGAAGGAGACTTGAAATCATTAAGCGAGGCTAAAGATAAGCTGGAATCAAAGAAACGTGAAATGCGTTCAGACTATCAAAACCGTGAGTACGTAGAAACTATGATGATGCTAGAAACAGTTAAGTCATTGTTGAAAGCACACAAAGAGCAAACACTTGACGAAGGTGGAAAACACAAATACGTAAGTGATGCACAACGTAAGGCTGTTCACGCTAAGAAGGCCGAAGAAAACACTAAAACAAAGGAACCAAAAATGGAAAATACAGATAAAAAATCTGCCGAGGTTTCTAATGAAAATTTAGAAGAAAGTCTTCTAGCACAGTTGAATAAACTACTAGAAGGTGACGCGGCTGAGGCTGAAATTACAATGGCGGCACGTGGTATCGTAGACGAACTACAAGACGTTATCGAAAAATTAGGTAAAATTCAAAACGACCAATTAGGTCCACTATCTGATGAAATGGCTTATACCCATGGACCAGACCAAGCAGGAACATTTAAATCTTCTGTTGATTCAGCGATTGCTAGTTTATTAGACTCGGCACGAACAGCAAAAGATTCAGTTAATAATGCTACTCTAGTTCTTTCAGGCGAAGCGGCATCAGATGATTCAATGGCACCAGCTGACAACGAAATGGGCGGCGACATGCAAGATGATATGGAAAGCGACATTACGGCAGATATAGCCGGTGGCGACGAATCTGCATCGGGTGAAATTGATGAACCATTAGGTCGTGCGAAAAGAGACTAAACATGAAAATTTCAAGTCTGTTGAACGAAGACGCAAACTACAATGCACAGATGCGTAATGATATAAATGCGTATCTTGTTAGACTAAAAGCAAATGATATTGGCACCGTAGGTACTGATATGATGGTAGATGAGTTGACAGACATGGGGTATAGTGTTACTCCAGAAAGTTTAGTAGATATATTGTCTAATAGCAAGTATGTTAGTAAAGTAACAGTCGATACCATTGATTTAGCCGGAGCCCCATCTGGTGGAAACAATGATAAAGAAAAAGACCGCGAAACAGTTAAAAAACTTGCTGTTAAAACAGCGAATAAGAGGATAAAATAATGGGCTTAATTATTAAAGGCGAACACAATATTATTTCTAAAAAAGAAATGGCAAATAAGGTTGCTCAGGATTTAGAAGATAACGCAAACAAAGGCACAGAAAAATTATCGGACTCACAAAAAGAAGTTCGTAAAGAAATTGCTAGTGCTAAAAGACACCGTGAATTTATGCAAAGAGTTGCAGACAAGAAAGCAATATCTACTAGAGAAGAACGTAAGATTGCAGAAGCGGAAGTTATCACAACACCTGAGATTATCACAGAAGCAAGAGCAGAAAAAGAAGCTATTATGGCTAAAAAGTCTGTGTCACTTGCTGAAAGACCAGATTTTGCATCAATGACTAAGAAAGAAATAGACATGTGGGCAGAAGAAAATTTAGGTTTGTCACTAGACCGAAGAAAAACTAAAGCAGATTTAATCGCACAAATTAACGAAAATTTGTAAGTTTCACTTGCATTCTATATGATTCTGTAGTATACTATTAGTATGCTACTAGAAAAATATAACTATCAACCCTTAGAACGTGTTAATGTGGATGGATCTCGACATTATCAAACACCTACAGGAAAACCATTACCGAGTGTTACTACAGTGCTGGATGCACTTAAGGACAAAACTGCATTATATGAATGGCGCAAAAGAGTAGGCGATGAAGAAGCAAATCGCATTATGAAACTTGCAACAGGTATAGGCACACAAGTTCACTTACATATCGAAAAATTTATACTTGAAGAAGATAGACCAAATGGGTCTAATCTTATTCATCAAATGGCAAAAGAATTATCAGACATTGTTATTGACAAAGGACTCTCAAACGTAGATGAAGTTTGGGGTACAGAAGTTCCTCTGTACTATCCCGGATTATATGCAGGTACCACTGATTGTGTTGGTGTATGGAAAGGGAAGCCTGCAATCATTGACTTTAAGACTTCTCGTAAACCAAAAAAACGTGAATGGATTGATGATTATTTTTTACAAGGTGCCGCATATTCGGCCGCACATAATGAGATACATGGAACAGATATCAAAACTATTGTTATCATGATGATTGGTTGGGATGCAGAAGCAGACAACATGGGCAATTATCAAGAATTTGTTGTAGAAGAAAACGAATTTGACAAGTATTCGCTACAATGGGCGAACAAGGTTCAAGAGTATTTTGATAAATACATGTAGTAATTAGGAGTTTTAGATGGCTACAACTAACGTTAAAATTTTACTCAGACGTGGACTAAGAAAAGAAATTAGTGCAGATACCCTTGAAACAGGAGAAATGGGCTTTGCTTATGATACCAATCAGTTATATGTTGGTATTGATTCAGCAATCAATGAATTACAGTTTGATCCATTTACAAATGCACAAGCAGTTGTTCAGTCTTGGTTAGATAGTGCAGACAACCCAGAACCAGGTTTAACTATTGATGAAGATTTAGTTATTCGTCAGGTTTCAGATGTTGATGCGTTGATAACTGCAATGGACACATCAGGTTCATTTAACGTACATGAATACGGACGTGCAAGACGTAACGTAGAAGTTGTAACAGAAAACTCTTTTAATCAAATGTTTGCAGACCAGCATTTACAATCGTTAGATGCGGCAACAGGCAGGCGTTCAAGTCTATTTAACAAAGAACTAAAAACAACAGCAGGTACATTTTTAAGATATCTTAAGACAGATTGTACATCATTCTTTATTGACTACTCATTAAAACAAACTGACGGCAATGTGACATATGTAAGAGTAGGACAAATTAAAGTAATTAATGGTGTTCCGCAAGGTATCAACCAAGTAAAACTTAGCGATGATAACACAGAAATTTGGCAAGATGATGGAGATAACATTGCAGAACCAGATGAATTTTCAAATATTAATTTTGATGCAGTAATTGACGGCGATGATATCAAGTTTAATTATACACAAAATGCAGGATTTGAAACAGATATAAGTTTTACGGTTAAAAGATGGACAATGTAATATGCGTGATAAAGCTACTTTGCTTTATGAGTGGCGACAGATAAGACTAGAACTTCAAAAAGACTTCTCTAAAAAGCAACTACAAGAAACTATGGATTGGTTTACAAGCCTTGATCCAGCAACACATGGCTTCAACTATGATGATATGTACACCTGGCCAGATATCTGGGAATACATCAATGAAGGTTGGTATACGCATAGTGGTAATGGTCTAGGGTGTTATTATACTGTAGATTTTGCATGTCCAGACAGAGATAACCAACTTTGGTTAGTACATGATATGTTACATGGTGATATGTACTTAGTTGCATATTGTGATGGATATATCTTAAATAGAGCAAACGGCCAAGTATGTGAATATGAAAAGCACAAAAAAGACTTGCATATTATGGAAAAGTTTGATAAAAAGAAGATTAATTCGACTCTTAAGGATCGGAAATAAATACATATATAATTAACAACATAAATACGAGAAAGCAAATGTTAAAAACAAAACAATATAAAGAAGGCGATATTGTCACATTAGTAATGACTGGTGGACAAGAATTGCTAGGTAAGTTTGTAAGTGAAAACGGTACAGATTTTGTCGTTAAAAAACCATTGACTTTGGTCTTTGGACAACAGATTTCGTTTCAGCCATTTACTGTAACAGGTGATAGTGAAGGCGAAGTTGTATTACGTGATGATAAAATAGTTTCTGTTTTGCAAACAAACAAAGAAACGACCAAAGCGTATCAATCTGCAACAAGCGGATTAGTTACACCAGACTCAGGATTAATAACGTAATGCCAAGTGCCGCAAGAACAACAGATAGTACATCAGCACACTCACCCTGTGGACCAGGTACGTGCGATGCAGGTTCTGAAAATGTAATCATCAATGGATTAAATGCATTTAGAGTGAATGACAAGGATACACCACACGGTGTACCGCCTTTTTGTACACCACATGTAACTCCTCTTGTTGTAGGTTCGCATAATGTTTTTGTCAATGGGCGTCCATTGGGAAGAGTAGGCGATTCGTTTTCATGTGGCATTAAAGTTGTTTCTGGGTCAGGAAATGTTATTGTAAATAGTTAGGATAATAAGATGGCTAGTGAAGCAGAAATTGAAAGACTATATCAAGAATTTGTAAATAGAGGCGGAGGACAATACACGTTTTCAAACGTAAATACCACGCCTGCACAGTATTATAGTACAACATCATCTGCATCACTTACACCAGGGCAAGAAGCATTATTGATAGCAAGACAAGAACAGTTTAATAGACAGTCTGCATTATCAACTATTGCCAGTGAAGTTGCAGGTAACAACTTTACAAATCCATATATTGGAAGAGCAGATAATAGTATCGGCATCATAAACAACTTTGCACTAAACCCAACGTTAGCAAATGTTACAGCGTTAGCAGGTGCTTTTGGGTCCTTTAGTGCTATAGAGCAAACAGCAATTTTTGCCGGCATATTAGAATTAACAGGTGTTGATGTAGGTAATGTAATTAAAGTATTGGGTATAGGGGCATTAGGCCTTGCACTATTTAATTCTTTAAAAACACATACGACAGGACAAATGAGTGATTTGCCGAAAACACTATCAGATGCTAGTGCTTTAGCTGGAATGAATTCTCAGTTTGGCGAACAAAAAGATAGTTGTTCGTTTTTTAATGAAATATTAGGAGTGCTAAGTGGTGGGTTTGATGGCACAATGGATTTTATTGATAATGCATTTGATAAATTAGGTGGGTTTTTACAACAATCAGGCATATCAGGAATTATAGACCAAATTACTAGTGCGATAAGTGGTGCAGGAGGCATTATAGGTGATGTAATTAATGCAGTATCTGGTGTTATAAATTCAGCGACATCGGCACTCAGTGGTATATTAGGGCAGATAGGAAGTATGGTAGGAAAAGTAACAAATGCGATTGCAGATGTTACAAACCAGATTGCAATGGAAGCCCAAAAGTTATTAGGTTTAGCAAGTGAATTACTTTCAAAAGCATTGGCATTATCAATGGCGGCGGCGGCATTAGATCCATGTCAAATGGCAGTAATACTTAATACAGGAAGTAATGAAATGAAAGGTGCAGTTAATAAACTTAATGCACCGATGAATGCACTTTCATCTATTCCTACATCTATTGATAGTAGGGCGGATGCTGGTACTGTTATTAAAACAATGGACCAAGCAAAACAAGAAGCATCACAATCTCCTGGAGTCCCACAATCACCATTTACTGAAACTGCAAAATTACATAAACCATTAGACGCATATTTGCATAATTTATTTGCAGAAGTTACGGGTATATTCGGAGACACTTTTGATACTATTAAGAATGCAGTAGGAGGAACAGTGCTTTCAGCTACACCTAAAACTGGCTCATTGCCATCGACATCAACTAATACACCAAAGACAACACCAACAATTATATCAAGTGATGCCTGGAGGCAATGGCAAGGAGCATATTCTAATACATTGTTAGAATTAAAAAGAGATATAAAACATCTAAAGATGTTTATTAACCAAGCAGTTGCAACAAAAACTTTTTCTACAGAAGAATTAAAGCAACAAGCAATCATACTTTCTGAACAATTAGCACAGGATGAAACATCGGTTTCAGTAGAATTAAAATCAGCTAATTCTCAGCTAGTTTATGAATCAGAAGGAAATAAATTTAGAATCGATAGCAAAGAGCAAAACAAACTAGAACTTTTGAATTCTAAAGTCGCACCACATACAACTAGACTGATAAATCGTATCAAACGAAATTATGCCAGTGCAGTAGTGCAGTGGAACTCTATAGACCAAAATGTTAGGTAATATTAATGATAGGTATTTTTGGAGATAGTTTTGCACATGAGAATGGCGCCATAGGCTGGCCAACTATATTATCGCAACTAAGCGATGAACCACAAGAAAACTTTGCACTATATGGAACTTCATTGTCTTATTCATATAGAAAACTTTTAGATAATATCGATAGATTACAAGAGTATTCTAAAATTATTTTTATATGTACTGAACCAGGCCGACTGCATTTAATCAACAATAGTACAAACCATGAATTACTTTACAATTCTCGTAATGCTACAGAATCTATGGCTTTAAATAATCAATTTAAATTTTCTAAATTTAACATTTCAAATGATGAAAAAGTTAATCTGCAAGTATTACATGCGGCACATACTTTACGTGTTCATTATCCTGATACATTTGATTTCGTTGATGATGCAGTAAAACGTGCAGTGAGTTCTTTACACGATAAAACATTGATTTTAAATACTAGGGAATTAGCTAACATCAGTAAATTAGATATGAAAGATATGATGCCAACTATAGATATATGGGAAGATTCCAGTCTAGGAAGAGTGTGTCATATGAGTCATCAACAAAATAAAGAATTAGCAAGATACATAAAAAGACATTTTGATGATGGACTTGATGTGCATAGTACACTTATTGATGCAAAAACACACTATACAGAATCGGCAACTCTGGCTCAAGCAGGCCTTAGGATGACAGCACCATGAAAAATAAAAAGTTAATCTGGATATTTGGACAAACATCAGACTTTAGTAAAGAAATTATTAGACAGCAACAAATTAGATATAATGATGATGTTGAGATATTTGGTAGAGACAATTTTGTATTTGTTGATACTCAAGGTTGTGTAGAAAAAGTATCAAGGATGAAAGTACCAGATTATATAATCATAAATCAAAAGTGTGATTTTTTACCAAAGGATGAACCTCCTCACTGGAATCAAGGACTTAAACATATAAACCAACATCAGGACCCATACTCATGGAAATGGTCATACCCAGTAACAGTTATTAATACTATATCACACGTTCTTAATGAAGTGCAATCATCAAATAGACGTAGTGGTAAAAAAGATATAAATGTTATATTCATTACAAGTTCTATCACTGTAACTGATAAGACTGCCGCATATAAATTTAAGTATAAAGATTATATTAGTATAAGACAGATGCAACAGCAACAATGGATGGCATGTAGCAAAGAGAATATGAAAATAGCATGTATGAGTCCGTCATACTTAGATGAAACTAATATAGAAGAATATGCAGGCCGTGTAGTAAATAGTGTACATACGACAATAATGGATAATCATATATTAGATTTAAGTAGAAATACTGATGATCCAATGCCATGGATAAAACTCTCTTAAATGATAAATAGATATAAGGAGTTTAATTATGCGTATTGAAGAAATTTTAAAACCAATGGAAGAAGGCGTCAATGACCCTCATATTTTTAAAGCAGTATTTTTTGCTGGAGGCCCAGGCGCAGGTAAAACTTTTGTTGCTAAAAAATTACTAAAAGGTACTGGACTTAAACCTATAAACTCTGATGACATTTTCGAGTTTATGATGGGCAAAGCAGGTAAAGAATTAACTCCTGACAATATCTATTCAGATGAAGGACAAAGAATTCGTAATCGTGCTAAAGAGATTACTGCGAATAAAGAAGCATCACATATCGCAGGAAGATTAGGACTTATAATTGATGGTACTGGCAAAGACGTTGCAAAAGTATCAAAAGCACAAGAACAGTTACATCAACTTGGTTATGACACTATGATGTTGTTTGTAAACACAAGTGAAGAAGTTGCACAGAAACGTAATCAGGATCGCCCAAGAAGTCTTCCTAGAGAACAAGTTAATAAGATGTGGAATTCAGTACAACAAAATCTTATGAAGTTTCAGCAACTATTTCGTGCAGGCAACTTCCACATTGTAGATAATTCTGGCGGACTTGAAGATCCAGAAAGAGCAGAAAACTTTTCAAAAGTTAACAATCAAATTGATAAGTTTCTTATTCAACCACCGTCTAAGCGTCAAGCAAAGCAGTGGATACAAGACGAAAAAACAAAACGCAATACTGGTCCATAATAACTATTGACATTCCTCACTAAATATAGTATTATTAGTATATAACTATGTAGGTGAATAATGGATCAAAACATACTAGAAAAATTTCAAAATTATCGCAAAAATATTGACTTAGAGTTTATTTCAAAAACTCACGTTCATTATTGTACCCCTTGTTATGGTGGACAAATCACAGAGCCTTTCTTTCGTAGTTGGACTAAGGCACATATGATGTATACTAGACACGAAATACCTTACTCAGTTACAACTAGTGCAAATGAATCGTTGATATCAAGAGCCCGTTGTCATATGGTTGCGTACTTTATGGCTAATCCAAAAGCAACACATTTAATGTTTATTGACGCTGATGTTAATTTTGATTGTATTGATATCTTACATATGTTGCAACATGATAAAGATATTATAGTCGGTGCATATCCAAAAAAAGATTTAGATTGGAGAGGCATAGAACGTAGAATACTAGGTGGCCGTGCGGATACATTAGAAGATTTGAAACAAGCAGGCGCCAATTATGCATTGAATTTTGATTGGAACATAGAAGAAGACAATTCACGTAAAATAAAAACTAAAGATGGGTTGGTAAAGTTACGTGACGCGGCAACTGGTTTTATGTTGATAAAACGTGAAGTAATTGAAAAAATGATTTCCGCTTATCCTGATTTGTATTTTAATAATGATTTGAATATGGATGAAGAATTTGCTAAATGGACTTATCTATTTTTTGATTGTATGCATGAACAAGATACAAAGCGGTATCTATCAGAGGACTACGCATTTTGTCGTAGATGGCAAGCATTAGGTGGTGAAGTTTGGCTAGACCCACTAATCAATTTAGACCATGTAGGGCACTTTACCTTTTCTGGTAATGTTGGTAAAATATTTCAACAAAATTCTTCAATCGAAGATGACATATAGTAAAAGAGGCCTAAGCCCCTTTTACTTTTTTGTACCATTGATGAAATCTAATTCTTCTTCTGTGTAAGGCCACATATCAAAAACTTCCATACATGTTGTGTTTAAATTCAGAAATCTCATTGGCTTTTTTATAATAGCCTCTACTTCTTAGTTCTCTAATTGCCATACAGTAACTTCTGTATTCCATTGCTTTTATAAATCTTTTAAACATCATTTTCTCTTAACATTAATGCTTTAGCTTCTTTGATATACCCTTGACGGTACAACTCACTTGCCGCTCTTGCACGACCGGCACTCTCACCAAACGCCCATATTGCCATAACCGCTGTTGTAAGAGCCATCTTTATTATTTCACATATTCTGCATGTGCTTCTAATTATCATCGTATTCATTATACCCATCCCTTAAGATTATGATTTACTGTAGTTTCACGCCTTTGTAATACTCGTTGTCTACGCTCTAAGTCAACTAAGTCGTGCGAACTAGCCAAGTAATCATATTCTATTTGTTCTATTGTTCTTGGTTTTAATTTCTTTAGTAATTTTAAAATAAACTTAAGCATTAAAATTCCTTCCGATATGTCCTAATCCGTGATATCCTTTTGGTCCATCACCTGTTTCTATCATTACTTGATAGGCATACTGCCAATCATTCTTGTATTCTGTTTTGGCCCAAAGCATCATGTCCTTTTGCAACTTATTAGAAGTTCTGGACGAAAAGACACTCACAAGGCCGCTGAAAAAGTTCAACGTCATTTACGTTCTCCGTATAAAATAAATTTTCTTTGTGCTTGAGGAAAGCAATACCCCGGTCTTTTCCGGCGTCATTCGTTTGTTGTGGCAGTCTGCGCCTGCCCTGGTCTTTCCCAGTGCCAATACAAGAAAGGACTTCTTGTATCACTTTTATTTATATAAATATACACGAATAAATGATGAATTAACAGTGTTTTTTCGACATTCCCGCTATGTCCTAAATGCAAAGCTACTTGCATACCTCGATAACCTCACTGCATATCAAAATAACTATTGATTTTTTATATTAAATATGTTATTATAACTAAGTAATATTACAAAAGGAGACAATATGCCAAAAGTTTTTTGTTCAAAGTATAATGAAGAATTGCCCGGATTAGAAAAAGCACCATTTCCGGGAGAAGCAGGTAAACGAGTACTTGAGAATGTCTCAGAAAAAGCATGGAATGAATGGTTAAATTTTCAAACTATTTTGATAAATGAGAATAGACTAAATTTAATGGATGAAAGTGCTAGGGCATTCTTGTCAGAGAATAGAGATAAGTTCTTATATGAGCCAGGCGAACTTGCTATGCCTGAGCAATATAGGGATCCTAATATCCCTGACCTAAGATAGAAAGATAGTAAATGGAAATTTCGATACAAAGTGAAAAAGTTCCCGTATGGGAATTAAGTAATGTAACATTACCAAATTTAGACGTACCTGCATTATATAACAATAGTACGGAAAAATTACTTCCAATGAGTCAAAAACGTGAGCCTATGGACTTAGTTGAAGGCAATGATAATCATCTAAAATTCCAAACAGAATGGCTTAGACATTGTGACACTATTCAGACATTTTTAAAGGATGGATCCGCATATAAAGAATGTATTGAATTACAGCCTATGTGGCCTAATGGTTTTGCAAGATTTGATTGGCCTAGACATTTAAGCTGTATACAAATAATGCATGACAGAGACGGTTTTAGTATGGGGTCTCATATTGATAACAGGACAGTAGTTGGAGTAGTTATTGTAAATTTACAAGATAATCCTATTGGTTCTGGTACATCATTTCATAGGTATACGGATCCTCATAATGTCGAAGACAGTTGGTATCAAGGACCTACTAAAAAAGGCACAGGCGTATTCTTTCTCAATAATTGGAATACGTGGCATAGTGTAAATAATAGCGGTGGTGGTGATAGACTAATTGCATATAACATTATACCATTATCGAATATGTTTCAACTTAACTAGGTGAATTGATGAAAAAGTTAGTATGGAAAGTACATCTTGTAGCAGACCACGTTAATGCAGGAGGAACTGTTAGTGGAGGAAGGCTATTTGATATGGCTGATGTATCGGCATACACTATGATTAATGAAACATTTTTAACAGAAAGACCGGACATTGCGGTAGTTACAAATAGTGCGGATGTTAAGTTTGTTGCTCCTGCATATGCATATGGCTTTATAGAATCCTATGCTGAAATTATAGAAGTAACACCTGCAAGAATAAATGTATCAATTACGATGCAATACCGAGACAATAGAAGTTTAGATTGGTATGACTGTTTTGTGGGAACTTTTAGTTTTACATGTTTAGATAAAGCGACTCGCAAAGTTTATAAAATGTCAAAAGAGGAAATGAATGAAATTAAAAGCTAAAGTTTTAGTTACCGGCGGAGCAGGATTTATAGGAACAGAGTTGGTAACCCAACTGTTGTCTAATGGGTATTCGGTTACAATACTAGATAAAAAAGATAAGCCCGAGAATATAGATAGTAGGGTAAAATATATTCAAGGAGATTTACAAAATGCGGCACGTTGTGTTATGGCATGTGCGGGACAAGAGTTTATAATTCATTTAGCCGCAAAGCCTCGTATACCAGAGAGTTTCCTCAATCCAGATGAATACTTTGATAATAATGTAACAGGTACACGTAATATTCTAACAGCCGCAAGTGCAGTTAGAGTACGTAAATTTGTGTTTGCAGGCAGTAGTTCAGTATATGGAAATAATCAAACACCCCATAAACCTTATCACAAACCAGACCCACTCAACTACTATGCTATGACTAAGTTGTTTGGCGAACATCTATGTAAACAATACAAGAATATGTTCGATTTAAATTATAATATTCTACGTTTTTTCACAGTGTATTCAGAGAACCAACCTAATTCTAATACAGGCGGACTGATGATAGGTAAATTTGGTAGACTTGCTAACGAAGGAGAGCCGTTAACGGTTCATGGCGACGGAGAATATAAGAGAGATTATATACATGTTTCTGATGTAGCAAAGGCCTGCATAGCGAGTATTGAATCAAAAGTAAGAAATGAAATATTTAATGTTGGTACAGGTACGAACATATCAGTAAATGGTGTAGTAGATATCATTAAGAAGTTTAAAGATGTTAAGGTATTACATGAAGCAAATCCAAGAGGATATGCTAGGGATACTCTAGCAGATATAAGTAAAGCAAAGAAGCTATTGGGATGGGAACCAGAGATAGAACAAGTACAAGGAATAACAAACACATACAAGAGGATATTTAATGAATAAACAGATTGAACCTATTAGAGAAAAACTAGATGAAAAGATTAAACAACTTAACTCTAGTAGGGTATTTAAAAAGGTCACACCTAAATATGATTTATCTTGGTATGTAAAATGGGCCGCATCAGTATTGATATTGGTTGCCACCTGTGCCAGAGCAACAGGTACTATACCACAGGTAGATTTGTGGTTCGGATTGTTTGGGACGATGGGTTGGTTTTGGGTAGGAATGTTATGGCACGATAGAGCATTGATAATGCTTAATGGTGTTCTTGTTACTTTAATTTTTTCCGGCCTCTTAAACTTCTATTTCGGAGCCTAGTTTGTTAAGAAAGGCATATATTCCACCTGGAGCAGGTATGAACTTCATAGCATTCCATTGCCTACATCTTGCTGATATCAATAAAATTATTAATTACAAATCGCATGTAAATGAATATTCCTGTGATTTTCAAAAATCTACATTATGGCCTTGGGATATCACACGGGAAATTAATGAATTTGAAATGTTATATCCTGATATAGTCTCTAGTCTGAAAAGTTTTAGAAATAAAATGTCTAAAGAACAATTCATCAAACTTGCCTTAAAACATAGAATAACAGCCGCTGGGATACGTGTTATACAAAAGAAATATTATTGGCTACCTATACATGATTACTCTATATTTTACTTGAGTTTTTATGGCAAAGATCCAGAATTTGATTTATATTTAGATGAACTTATGTCTCTTTGTTGGAAGATACACAGTGACGCAGGAGAGAGTCTTATATCTCTTACTCATTATGAGTTACCTAGAAATAATTATAACGTAGATACTATGCAAATTGATATCGAAGACTGCGAAGAATTTGTGTCTAATTTACTTTACGTGAAGCATTTAACACCAGCTAATAAAGACGAACCATTGCCTGAACTATCTACGGAACCTCGTAAGTTTATTAGACATGAAAAATCTAATGTAGATATCACTATAAGTTATAGAAAAATATTTATGGAGCAAAATGTAAAAGAACTAAGGAGGCTATATGACTTTTTTGGAATTGAAAACCATTTCCATAATAATGTAACTGAAATTGTAAAAGCATTTAGAGAATATAATCTTACAAATTTAAATTTAATTAGTTCTTTTGATTTTTCATCAGCACCTGGTTATGATAAAACTTTTATTCACGCTTGGGCAGAAAGGCATAAAAAATGAGAAGTTTAAAAGAGTTATATATACCATCAAATGTAGATAAATTTTTATCACATATGGCATTGTATTGTGAGCCAACTGGTACACTATTTAGGAATGCGATTGGCAAGAATAATCAATATAATACTACTACAGAACTTTCGCCTTTTATTTTTAATGATGATGTTATTAAAAGAAAAATTAAATATGCTGAGTCACTGCCCGGTAAAAATTGTCCAATGTGTAATTATAATTTGCAATCATCTTACGATTGGTGGTATAGGTCAGATACATGGCACATAGATAAAGTAAGACACGAATATCCGAATGCATGGGGACATTCTCAATCATTCTTATCAGGTAAAAAAGTTGATATTGCTGAATTTGTTGAAAGGCACCGAGATAAATTTAACAGTGATAAACGTGAATTGCTATTGCAAAAATCTTGGGATGAAATAGGACTATATGATGTATCTTACTATCTTATTCCATTACTTGGATTTGAGGAAGAGATTGATAGATGGCTGACCCTTTGTATGAAACTAAGATATCAAATTATGATGAAGTCTGGTATAGATGTAAAGAATATTACTTATGTGCATCCGGCCCACCATTTCACTAAATTAGTAAAGCCAGCTGGAATCGATATGAAAACATTGGCTATTTCAATTTCTAAAGATGCGACATTGGTAAATGAGATAAATTCTATGAACAATACTAACGATTTAAATTTTATGAAGTCTTGTGATGATGCAAATGTAAACTTATCTGATGACTCTATAGATTTTAGAGATATATTTATTGATATTAAACCTGATGCGATTAGAGAAGTATATAAGTTTTTTGAAAATGAACATGTATTTGATAGTAAACCAAGTTACATAGCCAGTAAGTTTAAATCATACCATGAAATTAATTTAGGATTATTAGAAGATGCTAAAATCTGATAAACTAAAATTGTTAATTGTGGCACCAGGTGCGGGCAGTAACTTTCTAGGTATGAGATTGGGACTAAATGTAGCAGGTCATGTTAATCCTGATAAAATGCATGAATTCTTTTCGAACAGAGAATGCAGTAGTATATCTGATAAGGTAAGAGAACATTTCGGTATAGAAAATATAGGCGATAATATATGGGGAACAAATTACACTGAAAATGACCCAGAGAATTTCGATAGCTATATGGAACATACATTCCCAAAAGCTATGAAAATCTGTAATAGATTTGATACTAGTAACGTTTATTCTGATATAAAGTACATAAACAATTTGTTGGCTAGATTTGATAAAGTTAATAACGTGCATACTGACAAAGTATTAAACAATGCGATGATACATTCTTTAGAAAAGTTGCAATGGCACAAGTACACTCCTTTATATAGGGAACCTATTTATTGGCTGAGTAGTTTAGAAGCCTCAATGAATGAATATTATAATAGTCAAAAAGACTTACCAAAGTCTCATCTTAACAGACAGCCTATTGACACACCACAGTGGAAAAATGTATATAAGTTTATACAAGAATTCAATACTATCGCTTTCGAATGTCATAAATTAGAGGATGAAACACTTCATTCAATAGAACACTATCTGCCTTTGGCTATAAATACACGTGATAAACTATCAGATATAGCTAATATATGCGTTGTACATACAGAACAAAGTGTATGTAGTTTTGTAACAGATATATTAAATTTGAAACATATGCGGGAAACCATTTTAAATAACCAAAAAACTATAGCGTACATGTTGCCTTCAAATGATGATGAATGCAAACATGCTGATAATGTAGTAAGCTATAGAAAGATGTTTTATGATAATGACCCAACAGAGATACGTAAGCTATTTGTATTTTTTGATAAAGGAGAATACTTTGATAAAAATAGAGAAACAGAAATAAAAGCATTTAAAGATTATCATTTGGGTAATGTAGATTTTTATGTAAATAATTGGTTAGATAACAGCGAGGAAATACATGCAACTTGAGTTGATTAGTGAAACAGATAAAAGATTAAGACAAACTTGTGTTAAACATGAAATAGATGCGGCGACTGAAGGCCTAGTATATGATATGATTGCAAAAATGCAAGAACACGATGGTATAGGATTAGCGGCACCACAGTTAGGTGTTATGGAACAATTATTTGTTATAGGACACAAAGATGTTGGTTTTGTTGTTTGTATAAACCCAACATGGGCACCAACAACAGAAGCAAAATTAGAATCATTCCAAGAAGGCTGTTTAAGTTTTCCACATCTAGCACTAACAATAGAACGATACAATCAGGTACATTGTACATTCACTAATCTAAAAGGTGAAACAAAGACACAGTTATTTAATGGCGTATGGGCCCAAGCAATACAACATGAACATGACCACTTGATGGGCATAACATTTGATAAAAGAGCAAAGACAAGCCAATTAAGTAGAGCCCAGGCAGTTCGTAGAGAAAAAATAAAAAGAATTAAGAAAAAGAACAAGGACAAGTGATGGATTATTCTAACTATACATTATTAAGTTTAGGATGTAGTTTTACATTTGGTCAGGGTACTATTGCTGATTATACAGGTGGTCCAGAAGAAAGAGAAGTTTGGCGCAATGCATGTAATGAACTTTCTTATACTTCACATGTTGGTAAACGTTTAAAGTTTAGAAAAGTTGTTAACTTAGGTACACCTGCAGGCAGTAATGAACTTGCATTACTTAATATGAATACTTGGTTAGACAAAAACAAAGGCGAGAATGTTTTTATATTATTCAGTTTAGCTGATCCACAAAGAGAAATATTCTTTAAAAAAGTAAAAGATTATGGCGATAAGAGACTTAATGTTGATTCGTTAGAAGTTTTTAATGCATCGCACCCACATAATATTTCACCAAAAGCAATAGAGAGTTTTTACACAGAAATTAATACTGAGATTAATATGACATTCAAAAACTGGCTATTTAGAAAGCATTTAAGTTCAGTATTGAAGTATAGAAACTTACCACACTTAGTATTTCACTCATTTGATCCTATGGATATTAGAGTTAATAAACTAAAAAACAAATTTAGATTAGCACAAGGATCAACACATTGGCATAGTTTAGACATTATACCAGACTTTAGAGAGTGGATGAAAAGAATAGAAGATGAACCTACATTTGCTAACTACCTAAGTATTAATCACATTAATGCTCTTAGTAAAGATGTATTTGGAAAAGCAATACATAATAGGTCCATATACTCAATATCAGATTACTTACATAGT